AAGGAGAAGAACACATGACCGCAAAAGAAGAAGCCCTATGGCTAGACCGCTACGAGAAGTACATCAGTCAATGGGCCGACATGCTGGCTAAACACAAGCAGCTACCGCCCTACTTGAAACGAGACTGTGCATACGCAATGAGAACTTGGAGTAACACATGAAAACAAAACAAGAAATCAAAGAGGAAATCAGCGATTTGTACGCAGCCCAAAAAGCATTTAGCGAAGCTGCGGAGTGGGTTCACAAGAACCAAATGGAAGCAATGAAAAAAATGATAGCGTTAAACCAAATGCTCAAAGATATGGAGAATGACAATGATCACTGAAGACGACGAGTTTGAGCGCATTGAGCGCGAACAGAAGATGCGCTTGGATTTGACACGGGACAACATGACTAAACTCACCGAGGCCAGTCTTGCAAAGGCTCTGAAAGAGATTCAGCAGATGCTTGAGCAACCCAATGAAACAATAAAGCAAACGCCGACCAAGCTGCTTATTCAACCCGCTGCTTTGGCCGAGCTTGGCCTGACGGTGGACGATGTAAAGAAGATGATCAGGGATAACCAATGAGCGAAAAACGACCCGGTGAACCACTGAATGTTGTTTACACAGTCAAGCTGACGCAAAGCCAACGGGTCAAGCTACTTCAACTGGGTGGACCCAAATGGATCAGAGAACAAATAGAAAAGGCAACAAGGAAACCAAATGGCAACTAAACGCGCTAAGAGACATTCTAAAAACTGCAAATGCAGCCCGGACTCCCCGTTCCTGTGGGCTAACAACCCCCGCCCAAGTATCTTTGCGAGTACACCGTCGTACCGACGAAGCGAGATTGCAACCGCCAGCGTAGAAGCCCAGCGTGCAAAAGGAAACGAGCCCGGTATGTTGTCTAACTTGTCCCGTAAGAGTTCGGAACATTCGCTCGCTACCCGGGACTTCTTTACGTACAGTCGCGCTAAACTGAATGTTTTTACAAAGGAGCCCGTGAATGAGTGAGCTTGCAAGTGACCGTCAGGTGGCGGGGACGCACTACCGAGACATGGGGATACAGCCGTGGGATGTCGTAGATACGTGGCCTCGTGAACAGCAGATTGGCTACTACCGTGGGGGCGCACTGAAGTACCTCATGCGGATGGGCGCTAAAGATCAGAACGCGCAGGAGATTGCCAAGGGGCAGCACTACATGGAGAAGTTACTGGAGGTGCTACGTGGCCCAAACTCCTGAAGCGAAAGTCAAAGCTGCGGTCAAGAAGATTCTTGATGCGCATGAGGTGTACCATTTCTCTCCCGCTGCCAATGGCTATGGGCGCGTCGGTGTGCCCGACATCATCTGTTGCGTGAACGGATACTTTTTGGCTATTGAGTGCAAGGCAGGCAAGGGCAAGACGACGGCACTGCAAGACCGGGAGCTTGTGGCTATCACCAAGGCAGGGGGCTTGTCTGTAGTTATCAACGAGGAGTCTGTAGTCGCGGTGCCCCTTATAGTCGCGGGGCTACGGGATAAGCCATGACCGCAGACATCCGGGGCATCCTCAATGGGGCGGTCCCGGCCCCTACTAAGAAAGAGCAGCAGCTTGCTGCGAAGAGACAGCGTGACCGTAAGCGGTACGCGCTACAAACCAACCAACCTTGGAAAACAAATGCCCCAAATAGTGACAGCGGACTTCGAGACGTTCTACAGTCGGGAGTTCAGCCTGAGCAAGATTGCGACGGAGCATTACGTACGTAGCCCTGAGTTTGAGACGATTGGCCTGAGCCTGAAGTTTGACGATGCACCCGCCGTCTGGTATCCCAAGCCACAAGTAGCCGAGGTGCTGCAAAACATTGACTGGTCCGATAAGTTCATCCTGTGCCAGAACACAGCGTTCGATGCGGCCATCTTTCGGTGGCACTACGACGTAAAGCCAAAGGCGTGGCTGGATACCTTGGGCATGTCCCGCGCCTTGTTCCCCCATGAGAAGTCCCATAGCCTAGCGGAGCAGGCCAAGCGTGCAGATGTCGGCGTCAAAGGCACAGAGGTTGTCAATGCGCTGGGGCTTCGGTATGCAGACTTTGGTACGGACGCCTTGGAGCGGTACGGTGGGTATTGCAAGAACGACGGAGAGCTTACCTACGCGCTGTTCAAGCGCTACATGGGCATGGGGTTTCCACGGCAGGAGTTGGAACTCATTGACCTCACGATAAAGATGTACGTGGACCCCGTGCTGGTGCTGGACAAGCCCCTGCTGAAAGCGCACCTTGATGAGGTTGTTGAGCGCAAGTCGGATTTGCTTGACCGGGTGCGGGACATGATGCTGGCAGACGGCGACCCGGACTACGTTCATGCGGTGTACACCGAGGGGACCATAGGCATTAAGAAACTGCTGATGTCCAACGACAAGTTTGCGGACTTGCTGCGCAGGTTCAACGTTGAGCCGCCCATGAAGCGCAGCCCAGCTACAGGCAAGCAGGCGTATGCGTTTGCAAAGACCGATGAGGAGTTCAAGGCACTGGAGGATCACCCGGACGTTGACGTACAAGGACTCGTTGCCGCACGCCTTGGCAACAAGACAACCATTGAGGAGACTCGCACGCAGCGGTTCCTTGGTATGGCAGACCGAGGGGCCATGCCTATTCCCCTGCGGTACTACGGCGCACACTCAGGGCGTTGGTCAGGGCAAGACTCTGTGAACCTCCAGAATTTACCGGCGCGTGGGGCTAACGCAGGCAAGATTAAGCGGGCTATGAAGGCACCCCCGGGCTACGTTGTCATTGACTGCGACTCCTCGCAGATTGAAGCGCGGGTGCTGGCGTGGCTGGCTGGGCAGCATGACTTGATAGAAGCGTTTGCAAAGAAGCAAGATGTCTACAAGATCATGGCAAGCTCTATCTACGGCATCCTGATTGAGGAAGTCACACGCGCACAGCGACAGGTAGGCAAGACCGTGATTCTTGGGGCGGGCTACGGCGTCGGGCATAAGAAGCTGCGGGCGTTCCTGAAGATGCAAGCCACGGTGGACGTATCCGAGGAAGAGGCCAAGCGCATCGTGGACAAGTACCGCGCTACGTACCCAAAGATTCCCTTGCTGTGGAAGCAAGGCGACGCTGCACTGCGGGCGCTGGCTATGGGCAATGCCATGCGGGTGGGTGAACCGGGCATCATCAACGTCGTACCGGGCAAGGGGCTTACGCTGCCAAGCGGGTTGTTCATCCAGTACCCTGAGTTGATGCGGGTGGTCATGAAGACCGCAGAGGGCGAGGAGAAGAACCAGTGGCGCTACATGTCCAAGGGCGTTCCGGTGTACATCTACGGCGGCAAGGTTGTGGAGAACTTCTGCCAAGCCGTTGCCCGGTGCGTTGTCGCAGAGCAGATGCTGCGTATAGCCAAGCGCTACAAGGTGGTGCTGACCGTGCATGACGCGGCTGCCATCATCGCCAAAGAATCAGAATCCAAAGAGGCGCAAGCCTATGTCGAGGAGTGCATGTCATGGAATCCAAAGTGGGCAACGGGGTTGCCACTAGCTTGCGAGTCGGGCGTCGGGTATTCTTATGGGGACTGCTAACAAGTACAATCAGTGCCCACTCAACGCAGAAAAAACCTATGGCACTTGCACATTCATATAGCTCTATTAAAGACTACCTTGGATGTCAGCGGAGGTATCACGAGGTTCGCATCCTCAAGCATTTTAAATCGTCACCAACGGAAGCAACGCTCTACGGAGAGCGTGTACACAAAGCCTTTGAACTCTACATCCAAAACGGAACCCCACTTCCAGAAAATCTTAAGCACTACGAGCGTTTCGTGGAGCCTCTCGCCAAAGTTGCAGGTGAACTCAAGTGCGAACTCAAGCTCGGCATTCGCCGGGACTTCTCGCCCTGCGAGTTCTTTGCAAAGGACGTATGGTTCCGGGGTGTCCCAGACTACCTAGCGCTTAACCACGCTAAGGGTATCGCTCGGGTTGGGGATTACAAGACCGGCAAGTCGAGTCGGTTTGCAGATACAGAGCAGCTTGAGCTTATGGCCGCGATGGTAATGTCGCACTACCCCAAGGTTAATATCGTCAAGGGGGCACTGCTGTTCGTCGTTGCGAACGATGTCGTGAAGGCCGAGTACACCCGGGCGCAGCTACCAGAGATTTTCTCCAAGTGGGCGGGCCACGCGAGTATGATTGAGTCCGCGCTTGACGGTGGGGTTTGGAATGCGCGGCCTAGCGGCCTGTGCGGGTTCTGCCCCGTCACTACGTGCGAACACCACAAGTAGGAGTTAGACATGCCCCGCAACTACGCCGAAGAATACAAAAAGTACCAAGGCACCCCGAAGCAACTCGCGGCTCAATCCGAGCGGCATAAAGCACGAAGAGCGTACGAGAAGGCAAACGGTAAGCTACCGGACAGCGTAGACGTAGACCACAAGAAGGCTATGTCCAAAGGCGGCTCGTCCAAGGTAGGCAACTTGCAGGCAGCTTCTCGGGCTGCAAATCGGAGTTTTGCCCGTACCAAAGCGGGCGCGATGAAGTCGCAAACAAGCAAACGGGAAGCCGCAAAGTAGGGTAAGATTCCCGCACTAGCGAAGGCTGGTGTTTTTGGTTGCTGTTAGTTCAAGTTGGTTCGCACGGTAGTTCACCCTACCGTGCTTTTTTCGTCTGTGGAAGGAAACCCGTGGAAATAATTGACAACCGGGCCTTGCAGTTTGTGACACGAAAGGCGGACCAGATCACCGCCCTGATACCCAAAAGCAAGGTCATTGCCCGCAAGGGCGACCAAGCAAAGATCATCGTAAATTGGGGGCACAACGAAGCCAAGCTGCTTCGTAACCTTCAGATCAAGGACGTACCGCACCCCATCACGGGCAGGTACAAGTGGCCCGGGGTCTATACCCCGTTTTCGCATCAGCGAGAGACAGCCGCGTTCTTGGCAACGCATCCCAAGTGCCTTGTGCTATCGGAGGCGGGGACAGGCAAAACAAGCGCAGCAGCGTGGGCTGCGGACTACCTCATGCGGCATGGGGAAATTCGCCGGGTGTTAATCGTATGCCCGGTGTCTATCATGGACACTGCATGGCGGTCTGACTTGTTCAAAACGGTTATGCACCGCACGGTGGCTATTGCCACAGGCTCCCGCGACAGGCGCATCAAGATCATTGACGGGGACTACGAGTTTGTCATCATCAACTTTGATGGTGTGAAGGTTGTCCGCGCCGAGTTGGAAGCCGCTAAGTTTGACCTTGTTATCGTGGATGAGGCATCGGCCATCAAGTCTACTGGCACGGACCGCTGGAAAGCGCTAAACACGCTTGTCTCTCCCGCTACGCGGCTTTGGCTTATGACGGGCACGCCCGCATCGCAGTCACCTGTAGATGCCTATGGTCTTGCCAAGCTCGTGAACCCCGGGTCAGTGCCTCGCTTTGCGGGGGCGTTCCGCGACATGGTGATGTACAAAGTCACGCAGTTCAAATGGGCTGCAAAACGTACGGCTCAGGATACGGTCTACCGCGTGCTGCAACCCGCTATCCGGTTTACCAAAGAGGAGTGCTTAGACTTGCCCGACATGCTGTACACCACTCGGGATGTACCGCTGACCAAACAACAAAAACACTACTATGACGTAATCAAAAAGTCGATGATTGCACAGGCCGCAGGCGCGGAGATTACGGCGGTCAACGCCGCAGGGTTACTCAACAAGCTACTCCAAGTGAGCGCGGGGTGTGCGTACACAACAGACCGGGATGTCGTTGAGTTCGATGTCAGCAATCGGGTTAACGAACTCCTTGACGTAATCGACCAGACCGCGCACAAGGTCATTGTGTTTGTTCCCTTCAGGCACGCTCTGGAGATGCTGGAGCAGCAGTTAGCCAAGGCTAGTGTGTCGTTCCGGTCAATCCACGGCGGTACACCCGCTTCGCAACGCTCTGAGTCCATCAAACAGTTCCAGACGGAGGACGATCCAAAAGTTATCCTACTGATTCCGCAAGCCGCTGCACATGGGATTACCCTTACCCGGGCAGACACCGTAGTGTGGTGGGGCCCTGTGCCGTCCGCAGAACTGTACATCCAAGGCAACTCTCGCGCTCACCGTGCGGGGCAGACCAACAAAGTCACCGTCGTGCGACTGCAAGGGAGCCCGGTGGAAGCCCGCATATACGCCCTGCTCGACGGGAAGATCGACTTACATCAAGGGCTGGTAGACCTTTATAAACAAGAAATAGCTTGACTCTGGTAATTGACTGTGTATAATAAAGACTCCAACCAACCAAGGAAACAAACATGACTGAAAAAATAATCGACGCCGACAAGCTCGTCAGGGTTTACATCAAAATGCGCGACGCTAAAGCGCATATGGTGGCGGAACATGACGCTAAAGTGCTTGAGCTTGAAGAGAAGATGGCGCTTGTCGAACATGAGCTTTTGGATATTTGCAAGACAACCGGGCAAGACGGCGGCAAGACTGCACACGGCTCGTTCACGCGCACCGTTAAGACCCGCTACTGGACGACCGACTGGGACTCCATGTATCGCTTCATCAAAGACCATGATGCCGTTGAACTGCTGGAGCGCCGTGTAGCCCAACTCAACATGAAGACATTCCTGCAAGAGAACCCCGGGCTGCTGCCTGAAGGTCTTAACGTAGATTCCAAATATTCCATCACCGTAAGGAGAGCCACGAAGTAAACCCCGTCCCGTACCCTCATCCCATCTAACCGTTAGAAACTTACCCACTTATATGTCCGAACTCACACTTTTTAAATCTGGTGCTACGCTCCCCGACTACCTGCGCTCGGAGCCTGATGAAATGACCAAACGCCTTGCTGGCGGCTCCGCTGGCAAGTCTATCTCTACGGAAGGCGGCGTGTTCCGCATGATCGTAGGCGGCGACGAAATTGCCAAGAACGAAGACCGCGCCATGAACATGGTGTTTGTCAACGCTGCGGCTGATGTGGCCCGTGCTTACTACGAAGGCCAATACGTGAAGGGCGAAGCCTCTAGCCCTCTCTGCGCTTCTGGCAACGGCAAGGTTCCAGACCCAGCCAGTGTGGCCCCGCAAAGCGCGTCGTGTGCTACCTGCCCCCAGAACATCGCTGGGTCCGGTCAAGTTGGCGAATCCCGGGCGTGCCGCTTCAACCAGCGGTTTGCTGTGGTGTTGGAGAACGACCTCAGCGGTAACGTGTACCGGTTGCAGTTACCGGCTACATCGCTCTTTGGCAAAGCCGAAGGGGACAAGATGCCCATGCAAGCCTATGCGCGTTTTCTGTCGGGCCACGGTGTCCCGCTGTCCGGTATCGTTACTGAAGCCCGGTTCGATACGTCGGCCTCTGTGGCAGTCTTGAAGTTCCGTGCAGTGCGCCCGTTGACTCGTGATGAGCTTGCTGCCGCACGGGCGCAGGGTGCGTCGGATGACGCGAAGCAAGCCATCGAGTTCAAGCTGGCCCCTCCGAAAGAGCAGTCAGTCCCCGCACTCCCCGCTGCATTCGCAAAGCCCGTCGCAGAGGAAGCTCCCGCCGAAGCTGCCCCGCCGATCAAGCGTACCGCCAAGAAGCCTGACCCTGTAGTGGCCCCAACCAAGGATGTTGCCGCAGTGTTAGACGAGTGGGGCTCAGACGATGAGTGATGCCCGGGGCTATTCATACGCCCTAGTGAAAGCCATCGAGGCCGCAGACCCTAAGTTGTTGGGGGTGCGGCTAGGCCGAGTATGCGTTGCAAAAGGTGTACCTGTATCTACAGTTGCCACTCGGTGTAACGTGACGCGGCAAACCGTGTATTGGTGGTTCACTGGGGTCTTTAAGCCGAAGCCCAGCTTTACCGACATGCTCACAGAAATACTCGAAGAGTACGAGAAAGACCGGGTATAGTCTCGGTCCGGGGCTTGGGGGAATTGATCCCTCCCCGACAAAGCGGAACACGGGCCGCTGCCCCACCTTATTCCCCGTAATTTCCGCCCGTGAGGACTCGTGAATTACTCCTTCTATACAGCCGTCCTTCCTCCAAACGGTCCCTATTGCGCGGTTGGTATCTCCCCCGGCAAGATAGTTCCAAGTTTCCACACTACCCTTGCGGACCTTATCGCCCACGGCGATATCCTATACCAGCAAGGACTCGATGCGTACTTTGCAGTAGCAAGCTACGTTGACCCGGCGCTAGGCCGTAAGGCTGAGAACGCTAAAGAATTTAAGTCCTTCTTTGTGGACATTGACTGCGGTGCGGGTAAACCCTACGCAGACCAAGCGGCAGGTGCTGCTGCCTTACGTGTGTTCCTGCAAGCTACCAAGCTACCAGAGCCGTTCGTTGTCAACTCAGGGCGCGGGTTACACGCATACTGGCCGTTCCACGAGGTGCTGAATCTCACAACATGGCGACCACTGGCCCGCAGGTTCAAGCAGCTTTGCGGAGAACACCGCCTTCAGATTGACCCGTCGGTAACCGCTGATGCGGCTCGTATCCTGCGCATGGTGGACACGGGTAACTTTAAGCAAGACCCGCCCTTGCCCGTGCAGGTAATGACGGATGGCGTTGTGTCTGACCTTGCGGTTCTTATTAGCCTGCTGCCTGTCTCGATGGAGATGGACTTTAGCGTAGCCCGCGAGTACGGCACAGACGACATGACCCGGGCGCTGGCGGGGGGCGACTTCCCACCCACGGAGTTCTCCCGTATCGTCCGCAAGAGTCTCAAGGGTAAGGGGTGTGCGCAGATCGCCAACGCCGTGCAGAACGCGGCTACCTTGGAAGAGCCCTTGTGGCGGGCTGCTCTGTCTATTGCATGGCGCTGTACCGACGCCGAGACTTCCATCCACACGCTGTCACGGGCGCACCCTGACTACACTTTTGAGAACACGTTGCAGAAGGCTGAAGCAACAGCCGGTCCGTTCACTTGCGATTGGTACAGAGCCAATTACAGCGCTCTTTGCACAGGCTGTACCCAACGTTGCACTAGCCCTATTGCTATCGGGCGCAAGATGGAGGAGGCGCAGATCGTCGGGGATGCGTACGTAGTTGAGCAGCAACTAGAGGCCGACAACTCAGTGGCTGCGGTTCCCCAGACCGTGCAGGTATCTATCCCGGCTTACCCGTTTCCGTATTTTCGTGGCATCCACGGCGGGGTGTACCTCAAAGCGAAAGACGCGGATGGCGACCCCATTGAGCTTGAAATCTACAAGCACGACCTGTACTTGACATCGCGGTTCTACGACGTTAACGAGCAGGGGGAAGGTGACGGCGAGATGGTTGGGGTTAACTTGCACACTCCGCACGACGGCATTCGGCGCATCGTGGCCCCCGTAGCTACGTTGCTCACAAAAGAAAAGATGCGGGACTCGCTCCTGCGGCACGGCGTAATCGCAATCAACAAAGACTTGGACCTCATCATGGCGTACTTCGCATCTTCTATCCGTAACTTGCAAAAAATGTTTGCCTCTGACCGCACGCGCAGTCAGATGGGCTGGACCCCAGACAACTCGGGGTTTGTTGTTGGCGAGCTTGAGTACACAGCGCACGGTGCGCGGCTCGCCCCGGCCTCAAGCAGCACGAAGCTCATGGCCCCCATGATGGTGCCGAAAGGCAACCTGACCGAATGGTCGAAGATGGTCAACTTTTATGACCGTGCTGGGATGGAAGCCCACGCGCTCGCCGTGTTCTTTGGCTTCGGGGCTCCGCTCCTGCGGTTGATTGGGGGCGTGGAAGTACGTGGTGCAGCAATAAACCTGATGTCCAACAAGTCAGGCACAGGGAAGACTACCGCACAGATGGTGGTGAACTCGATCTTCGGGCACCCTAGCGAATTGCTTATGAAGAAGTCTGACACCACCATGTCCAAGGTACAGTGGATGGGGATGCTCAACAGCATAGCGGCGACGATGGATGAGGTAACAAATCTGGATGACGATGAGTTGTCCGAGATGATTTATGACATCCCGCAAGGGCGGGGCAAGCACCGTATGGAAGCCAGCAGTAACAAGCTGCGGGCAAACGTAGTGTCATGGGCTACCTTTGTAATCATGTCTAGCAACTCATCGCTGTACGACAAACTGCGCCGACTTAAGAGTACATCCGACGGGGAGCTACGCCGCCTCATTGAGCTACGCATCACCCGCCCGGTGGAGGTTACGAAGCAGGAATCTGATGCGGTGTTTGGCGCTCTTGCTAGTAACTACGGTGTTGCAGGCCCGGTGTTCATGCAGTACGTACTAAAGAACCTGCCCGAAGTGGAAGCCTTGGCGAGGAAGATTCAACGAAAGCTAGACCGTGATTTAGCTTTGGATCAGTCAGACCGGTTCTACTCTATCGTGCTGGCCTGTGCCTTTGCAGCAGGCACCATTGCGGCTCGGCTTGGCCTGCATAGCATTAACGTGCAGCGGGTCTATCAGTACGCACTAGGCACCATTGGGGACATCCGCCGCAACGTGGTGCAACCTGCGGCAGACACGGAGCTTGCTGCACAGGAAACCCTGACTACGTACATCAACGAGAACATGAACAACGCGCTGGTCATCAACGGCCTCAAGCTCAATGGGATTCCACATGCTCCGATCAAGATGCCCCACGGCCCGCTTCGTATTCGGTACGAGCCTGATACCCGGGAGCTATGGATACCGGCCTCGGCGCTGCGCGATGTCTTTGTGTCTCGGCAAGTGGACTTCCAACTGGCGATCAAGGAGCTTACCAGCAGGAGTATTTTGAAGCACAACGGGGCAGCGGTGACGAAGCGGATTGGGGCTGGTGCGGTAGGCAGCTTTGAGTCTATGGGGGTCCGCTGTTACTGCATCGACGGTGCCGTAGTAGGCGTAGATAACGACGCATTCACAGCCAATGGCACGCCGAGTACCTGACGAGATACGGCACCTCAACATCTACGGAGTGCCATACTTTATTCAGTGGGAGCGCCTTATGCCGGGGCACTCGTTCTTCCTCAAAACCACCGCAAGCGCCACCGAGGTAGCCAAGCGTTTGCGCAAAGCCGAGAAGTATTTTCTTATGACGCTACGCGCCCACAACCGTTGTGAATTTGGGTTCTACGGCGTGCGGGTGTGGCGCATAGCTTAGATTGGGACAAGGTAGGGCTTGGACTTAGCGTACTCCGTTTTGGCTTCTCGCAGCCACTTTACCATCTCAGTTTCGTACTGCTTGATTTCTTTCAAAGCGGCTTCCCGTTCCTCAGTAGGCATCTCTTTAGCCCCGTCTGGGCTGTTTAAGAACGTGCGGTACGCCCGGGTGCGTTCAAGCTGCTCCAGCGTCGAGTTGATAGCGGACTCAAACACTAGCTCGTCCCGATGAGTTTCCGCGTATTTCTCCGCCCGATCCATATCGGTTTTTGCAAGCTGGTTAAGCGTGTTGTTTGCCTTGCCCAGCTTCTCGCGCTCTTCGTAGAACTCCGTCATCAAGCGCGTGCCCACCGGGTCGTACAGGTAGGTACTTAGCAGCGCCCATTTATGCAGGGGGCGGTCTACTCGTGTGGGGTTTAGCAAACTGTCAGTCATAGCCGTCAGCAACGCTGCCGTTGATCCAAAGTACCCACGCAGCGCGTTGTCAATCATGATGGGGGAGATTTCGACTTTTATCTCGTCGCGGCTGAAGTTTGCAATGGCTTTGGCAAGCTCCGAAGTCTGATCCGTAACCCGCATACTAGGGTCCATCATTTGCTGGTGAAAGCCTTCTAACGGACGTCCCGTAAGAAACGACTTATTAGCCCACGCTTCCAGAACAGGTTTGATTGCTTGTGGCACTGGCACGGCACGGCCCAGATACTGCTCGAACATGTAAGTCAGGGTAGTCCGCACCGCCTCGAACGCTTCCTGCTCCTCTGGGGTGCCTTGCCGACGCATGTACTCAACAACACGCTCCGGAATTACCTTGAAGATGGCACCCAACTCGCCCGGAACCGGGAGCTTGTACCCACCCGGCAAAATCCAGTTGCTGTCCCGAGTTCGCAAGTCCATATTCTTATAGTCTTCATCCTCGTCATCTTTGCCAAGCGCATAGAGCGAACTTAGCATTGTCACAATAGCCGCACGCCCCCAGAACATTTGGCGAGCCTGTGCGCGGCCCACGGAAGAACTAGAGTCCTTGCCAGAAGCAGCCCGGTACAGCACATCCATACCTTGAATGTACGCGTTGAAGAACGGAATCGTGGTCACCATTGCACCGACGAACTCACTAGCCCCACGCCTGCGGAAGTTAATGAACTCTCGTGCCCGGGTTTGCGCCAACAGCTTGTCGCCGCCCTCTTTCAAGGTCTGGTCATAGATGGCCTTGCGAACCGCCAAGTCAGACGCCCGAGTAATACCATCTAGCCGGTGCATGATGGCTTCAAACCTACTGCGCTTAACGATCCCCATGTCTTGCAGCAGCGAGACAGCGGGCTTACCCGATTGAAAGTCATACTCGCCTGTGAGCCCAAGCGCACCAAACTCTCGCACCGTGGGGTGCTGGATACCGCGTAGCTCTGCAAGGGCCAGCTTGGGGAAGTTGGTTAGCGTCATGCGTAGCAGCGCCCCGGGGTTCTTCACGCCGGATGTCATGATAGCCCGCTGTACGTCGTCGGTTACCTGCTTCAACGCGAACGGTGGCAGGGCGGTGATGGTTTTGCGAAGCACATTTGAGAACGCGCCCATTTGCAGCAGCCAATTCATCTTGGGCGGGTTCAGGTCTTTAAACGCCATCACATCGTACTTGGACGGCAGGCTCCAGTAGTTCATAACCCCGTTGACGTACATCTCAACAACGTTTGGTTCGTTCTGGTCGGATAGCCCAAGGAACTTAGCCGCAGTAACTTTCTCCAGCCCCCGCAAGGTCTGCACCGTGCCGTCCGTCTTGATGACTTGCCCAACCATCCAGCCCATCGTGTCGATGTAGCTGTTGAACACGTTGCCTACGGCGAGGCGTGTGGTGCCCTTGAGTTCTGGCAACTTACCAAGCTGCGCCAGCCCCTTGCCGCTGACGCGCTTGACCTTGCTAAACTTCTCCAGTACAGCGGGCTTTAGACGGTCAAACGGCACGTAGCCAATCACATCTTTCCAATCCTGCCCTTGGTCGGGAGTAAGCCGCCCCACGGCAACTAAGTGGTCTACCAAGGCATTGCGCGACTCGTCCATCAGCTTGTTCATCTCTTTCAGCGCCGGGTCTGCACGGTAGTCCGCTAGCAACGCGTTGATCTGCTGGTCTATGGAGAGCGATGAGGACTCGTCAATCTTGTGCAATGTGAACGTGGCACCCTGCGTGTTGTTAGCAGTCCGCAGCCCGTCAAGGCGCACAGCTTCCAGAATCCGGCTGGCTTTCTGCGTAGCTTCCTCGCGGGTCCAACCATTTGCTTTGCCCCAGTCGTCGATCAGCTTGTACACCTCCGCAGGGGGCCGCACGCCCTTTGCGGTGCTAACTTCCCACAGCCCTGTAGCTGGGTTCTTGACGAGCGAGCCTTGCTGGAAGAACTCCAGCAACATCTTGGTGTAGTCTTGCGCTTGCCGGTACAAGCCCATTGGGTTGAGGTTTCCCAGTGCATCTTTTACCGCACCGTCGAACTGCGCGGTCAACCTAGACTCAATCGTTGCGCCAATGTCAGCTAATTGCGTGCGGACCTTTGTGACGTAGCTAACCCCCGGGTCGGCCTTGGCAATATTTATCATGCGCTTGAGCGCACCTACTTCCACCGGGTCTACGGCACCAGAACCTGCAATGAGGGCTTCTGATGTGGGGGATAGCGAGAACTGCCTTCCGGTTACCTTCATCGCATCTTTAAGGTCAGCTTCGGTCAAGGAAGTTAGCTCCCCGCCAATACGCAGAATCTCGCTAAGGGCAGTGTCCGCCTTTGGGGTCAAGCCCAGCATATCGCGGACCAGCGTAACAAACTTGTCCCATGCGTTTGTGCCTTTGTACGGCACAGTTTCCATGTAGGCTTGCGTGTCCCGGTCAGTGAGCGTCCATGCAAGAACTTCATCGACATTGCGCCGGTAATTTGTAAGGAGCGTTTGCTCAATCTTAGAAAGCGTTTTCCCCGCAGCTTGTTTGGCTTCAATATGCGCAGTCACTGCGTTGCCCACATCGTATAGTGCAGTAACCGCTTTGCTAACTCTGGTCCCCTGCGCCCGTTGCAAGTTTCCAACTCGCGTTGCGCCAACGGTTGCTGCATGAATTAGCTCATGCAGAATCGTAGTGTCCGACGTACCCGACTGCGCTCCGTTGTCAGGATGGTTCAGCATGATGCTGACAGTAGAGGCTTTTGCCCCCACGCGGTTATACGAATAGTGGGTTGCCCCCCGTGCGCCGCTTGTCATGCGGTTGCCCGGGTCCGTAACGGTGATGTTTCCAATTTGCAGACCGACGTTCTTGAGTATCTGCAAGGTATCGGCAACGCGTTGCGCAATCAAACGGAAGTCTGGGCTGGTAAAGTTTGCAGCCCCCCACTGGGCTACTTCTAGCAAGTTTCTGCCGTTGATTGCATCAACAGTTTCTAGCTCCGTGCGTGGGCCGGTAGGCTTGGCGGCTTCCGCAGGCTTAACGGTTTTTGGAGCGCGTGGCTTCTTAGGCTCGGTTGGCTTTGCAGCTTCCTGTGCTGGGGGTGTGGTGCTGATCGTGGACGGTGCGGCAGGTTTAGCGGGCTTTTGTGTTACGGCGGCAACGGCTTTGGTTTCCTCGCTAGTAGGCGCTAACTGGGCTCCAATAGACGGGCCAGATACATCAAAGGGGCTTGCAGGTTTAGCAGGCTTGGGTGGCGGCGGTGCTTCGTCCTCAACAACATCTGTAGCCCCGGGCTTAACAAGTTGCCCAAACATACCTCCGGCTGGGGCAGGGGGCTTAGCTACTGTTGAGCTTGCGGGCTTAGCCACTACCGGGGCAGCGGGCGCTACCGTTCGACCAAGAACACCAGCAGCAAGCCGAAGATTACCTGCTGTATCCTCTGCGGTTTCGTTTAACTTGGGGTCTTGGAGCGCAGCCAACGCGGTAACTGCCGCACGTTTCTTAGCAAGCGCAGTGCCTGCGGTATTAATCAAGGCTTGTAATTCGGAAACCGCAGTCTCGGCTGTCAGTGCTGGGGCTGGCTGTCCCGCAGGTCCAACTCCCGGTGCAGCAGGTTGTTTAGGAGGAACCAGTCCACGGCTGACAGGTGGTGTAACTCCTCTGGGGGTTCCGGTGGCTCCGGGTGCAACTGTGTCGGCTCCGGTAGGTTGTACAGGAACTCCCACGCTTGGCTCACTTCCTCGGGGCTCAGATCGTGGCTGAACTGGAGGAACGGCGGGAGTCGGGGCGGACGATGGGACACTTGGGGCCTCCTTGGGCGTAGCTTGGGCAATGATCTCTCTAACCGCTTTGGCAACGCCGGGTACACGAGTCAGGATGGTAGGGTCAGCCTCAACCATAGCCCGCACTTCATCAGGCGTCTTACCTTCTACGTTGTCAACTAACCACTGGCGGTTAACCTTTGACATAGTGCCAAACTGCTTCACTTCCGTTGCCGTAATTGCGCCGGGTTTAGCCGGGGCGGGTGGTGCCGGGGGTGTTACGGGTGCTACCGCTGCGGGTGCCGGTGGGGGGGTCGGTGCGGCTGCTGGCGGCGCGGTTGTTGGCTGGCCCGCTGGGCTGCGTCGTAACGGTAGGCGTTGCTGCCCCGCAGCCTCAAGCTCTGATGTAGTGGGTGCTAGGCCCGCATCCCGCATAACCTCGCTGGTCGCAGGCAATTCAGCCCCAATAACGTCCGCAAGACCTTCAGGTTGTGCCGCCTTCGGCAGTACGGGGTTCCCAAAAAGATCAGTCTCGGGCGGCAAGGGGCCTTCAGGGATTGCACCACGTATCTCCATCTGGGTAGGGGTTTTCCCTGCAAGCCCGGGAAACTTCTCGGCCCCCTCTTTGTCCGCTGTTACCGCTGCACGTTGACCCTCAACCTCCGCAACCCCACGCCGCTGCAACTCAGCACGAATGGCTTTAAGCTGGCCCATCTCCTCTGGGGTCGCATCCTTGGTATCAGCCAGCGCCGAGATACGAGCAACTTCTTTGGCAAGCTCTGGGTACGGGCGCTCCGCAAGCGGCGTCGGAGGTACGGGGATCGGTTCTTGCGCCGGGGGCTCTTGCACGGGAGGCTGGGTTGTAGTGGCTGCGCCCTTTGCGCGTCGGCCCAGTGCCATATCGGTAAGCCCTTGGATTAACGCACCAGTAGCGCCACCGTAGGCCGCAGCTTCGCCAGTACCCTCAATGATGGCCTGCTCGGGTTTGTAGATACCTTTGGCAATCAGGTTCTGGGCGGCTTGTGCGGCGGCCTCCTGCGCTGCCTCTGCACCCCCTGTTGCAAAAGCGCGACGGATTTGGCTAGTAATCCCGTCAGTTAGGGGTTTGCCAAGGTTCTTGATGAACGAGAACACGGGTAGCATTTCAGTAGCGCCAACCACGGCACCAAACGCTGTTGCAGTCCCGCGATCCCCAGTCTCTGCCTTGCCCTCTTCCGCACGAACCCGAGCTTCCCCGGCCCCAGCGCCAACACCCAGCGCAGTTGCGCCAACCCTACCCGCTATGCCTAGCGGCCCCGCAACAAAGAACGGTCCGGTTGAGCCAACGGCTTCGCCTAGTTTGCGCGGAATTCCCTCTTCGTACCCCGGAGCCGCAGTGAACGGCGATTTAGCCGCAGTGGCAACACTCTTAATTTTTTCCCGGGCGGATTTCTCCATGTCCTCTGGCAGCAGCGCAGAGGCACCGGTAGCGGCACTCTCCAGCAAACCTACCGCCCCAGCCGGGATACCTTTTAGAAACTCTTTGGCCTGCCCGAAGGCGGTGGTGGGCGGGGGTTTTGGGGCAAACTCTGGGAATTGCCGCTGAATTATCCCCGCTGCTTTGTCTTGTGGTACTTCGTCAGGGAACTCGACTGTGCGCCCATCGGGCAAAGCAACGGTATACGGCATAACTTACCTCATTCGATTTTCCCCGTAGCGGGGTTGTACTTCAACGCCGGGGCTTTCGCGCCGGGGCTAGGGGGCATTGTACTTCCGCCACCTTCCAGTGTTGCAATAGATCGACGTAGCGTATCTAGCTGTGGGCGTAGTTCCGCAATACGCGCTTGGTTGGCGGCAAGAAACGGATTTTTAGAAAGCTCCAAAATTTCTTTTTGAACATTATCCATTTGGGCTCTTGCAGCCGTAAGGGCTAGTTTAGCGTCGTTACTATCAAGACGCCCTTCCGCTGAAAACCGTTGAGCCGCAGCTTGAATTTTTGCAACGTTGATTGATGCTGCGTCTCGCGCTGCGCCTATCCTTTCTTGCGAAGCATTTTGTGCTGCGGCTGTTTCCGCTGTTAACTCGTTCCCCCTTGCAGAGCCTAGGGTTGTCAGCCGATTTCGTGCGTTCTCTGCTTGGGTTGTTTGAGAGTTTTTCAGGTCGTCAAGAAGCGCTGTTTGGGTCGTTGTAGCTTCGCCTCGACGCATGGCATCAACGGCATTATTTACTTCATTTTGGTATTTAGCTTGGGCCGCATCGGCAGCACGTTCCCCTTGCATTGCGCCAAGGTATCCAGCACCCATACTACCAATACCACCTCGACCACCAGCACCAAGGACCGCCATTAGCCGTTCGTATGGGCGATCTTCTTGGCTCTTGGTGTATTGCTCTTGCTGCTGTTTCAGTCGTGCAAGCTGAGCTAATCCCGCAGGCTCATTCAATAGGGCAGGTGTTGCAGCTTCGCGGTCTGCTTTTGCATCGGCTATTGTTCTATCCGGGCGAACTTTAAGCGCCTCAAGCAGCGCTGTTTGAAGTCCAGACGGCGGAGCAACTGATGGCGAGCCCGGTGCCGCAGCAGGGGGAGGTGTAGCGGCAGGTGCCATTGGTGCAGCAGCAGGGGTCTGCGCCGGGGGGCGAGGGCGTGGGGCGGCAGGAACAGGCCGAGGTGCAACAACAGGTTCAGGCGAAGCAATATTAGCCAAACCATAACGTGGATCATTTTGCATGTTAGGCCGTGATGGAAACTCCATGCTATCCACTTTATCTACTTGCGCCATATTTTTGGCGCGTTCTGCCTCTAATGCAGCGCGACGTTTAGCTAAGACCTGATCTTCTGTTGGGGCCATCTGCGACTGATAAGACGCTTGCCGAGCCAACGCAACTCTACGAGCAAAATCTTCTCCAGATTCATTGGGCCGCTTAACCATATCCTGCCAACGTTCAGATGCAGGTACAGCACCTTGTGGTTCAGCAAACCCAATGATCCCACCTTCGCGGTAGTCAAACATGCGGGAATCTACAGGCAACCTAGCTAGTCCGCCGTGCGCCATCATTGGCGGTTCTGGTTGTGGTTGAGGCTCAGGCTGGGGAACACCCGCTGGTGCAGGCTGTGGTGCCTGCGTCATCTGCTGCGCCATCTGCTGTTGAGTTTGTTGTTGCTGTTGGCCTTGCAATGCCATTAGCCCAGCTTTTTGGTTGATCTGTTCGGAAATGCTAGGCAACGCTCCTTTAGCGGCTCCTTGTGCTAGTTCCGCTTTTTTTAACCTATCTATTTTTTCCGCCAAAACCGAATCAACCAACCACATAGGAGCTTCTGGGGTTGGGGGTATTTGTCCGCTCTTCCTAGCACGAAGCATGGCTACGTTTTCACCCATTAAGGCGTCTTGTGACTGTAATAAATTCATGGTTTTTCCTTACTTTGCTTGCCCGAGGCCAGCAAGAGTTTTATACAGAGACATAAGGTCTGCGATACCGCCTGTAATCTGGCTCATCCCGCTTGTGTTAGCTGTTGTTGCCGCAGATGTAATTGGTAGCCCTTGCAACAGGTCTTTTTGGTACTGAACCATTTTAAGAGGGTAGTCGCGCTGCTCTTCAAACTGCTGCCTATCAGCGTTAATGCCTTCAGTAGCAATGCCACGTTGTACCGCACCCAAACTAGCAGCTTCACCAAGGGATTTAAGACCGTAGTCAGCACTGTACTGGCGTGATGCCTCTGTGGATTTCTCAGCACCCAAACGACGATCTTGCTCAGTGTTGAACTGTTGCACCGCTTTGTCATACGCTGTCTGGTAACCTTGCCCAATAGCTTGGTTTTGCTTATCCATTAGGTTACGGTTACCTTCCGATTCCATAATGGCTTGGCGGCCACCACCGAAAGCACCAGCGCGGGTCATTCTCCCAGCGTCGTTAGTACGGGTAATATCAGCTTGTCGGCGCATCTCGTCCAGTTGTGGATTCAACGCAGCCGATAGGTACGGGTTCATGTAGTTCTGCGCTTGCGTTGCGTCAAACGTACCGCCTTGGTAGGTTGTAGGTTTATACCCTTCCTGCGCCGCAGCGCCAACCCCAGCAAAGGCTTGGTTCTGTAGATCAGATGGACCGGCAGTCAATGGCCCTTGGAACGACTGATACGGTGCCTCAGCAAGGGCTTGCCCTTTACCTAAGTAGTTGGTTACGTAGTCTCCAGCCCAAGGGGACAGGCTAGATGAGGTAGATGTACCCAGCGGTGTAGCGGCAGGAGTGGACAGTGGCCCCGGCGTTACAGTAGGTGCCGCTCCTCCAGCGCCAACGTTAAACCTCTGAATCTCTCCACCACCAGCCAATTGAGCAATGCCCCCGGGCATGAATTTTTCAGGGTTAATCCGTCTGCCTTGTTTAGGGTTACCTGTACGTGCTTTACGGATACGTTCCATCATGGCGAGCAGTTTATCTGCCCCAGATTTAGTGTTCCCGCCGCCGATTCGTTTAACCATTCGAGGGTCAATGTAGGCTTCGTCGTTTGCAACCAAGGCTTTCTCCTTACCGTCAATGTGAGTGGGGATGGAATCACTCATGCCATCGCCTTTCCCCTTAATCGCTTTTGCGTTTAGCTTTTTTGCCAATAGGGCTAGGCCAGCACTAGAGCTACCGTTGCCCAAGTGAGCAACTACGTCCGCAGGTACAACAAAGCCACCGGCAGCTAGTCCACCGCCAGCCATAGGTTTAAACCCCTCATCTTGTGGGATGGGAAGAAGTTGAGCTACACCGGAAGCAGGGGCAGATTGATTTGGTAAAAAATTACGATCAAAGGTAGTTGGTGCTGGGGGATTCCACGCAGGTTTATATTGTCCCTCATATGGGTTTACCTGTGCAGCCCTCTGCGGCACTGCTGAAGCTATCCCTTGTGCTTGAACCTTTGCAGCAGCTTGAGTGGCAGCAGCGTCAGCAGGGGCAGTGAATTGGGTATCTGTAAAGTAAGAACGACCAGCTTCACCGGGCCTGCGATTTGGATCAGCAGCGTAAGGTACTTGCTCTCGCGTAGCTGTTAGCTTGGGGATGGGTTTGTTGTAGCCGCCGGTTTCAATTTTGTTACCACCCAGTAGTCCATATAAACCAGCAGCGCCCGTTGCTAAAGTTGCAAGATTTAACGTCTCTCCGTCTTTGTTAAAAATTGCGCCTTTTACTGCGGTAGCAGCACCTTTGCCAAATGCGCTCTCTATTGCTTTTATAAGTGCGTTTGCCTCCCCCGGAGTCTTAATTTCTTCAGGTTTAAGGCTTTGGAACCATGTACTGTTTACAAGATTTTGAGTGGCTTGCTCATTGACTGGTGAGTTTGGACTATTCCAGTCCCCAGCATACGGATCAAATCCGGGAGGAGGAATGTAATAGTTATCAGTCTGATCGTCGATGTAGTCTTGTGCTGCTTCGTCCCAAATCATTGCCATATCAAACCTCTTTAGCGTATTGCTTCAAGTAGGTCATCAAGGTACCCACCTGTAGCGATTTTAAGTGACTCTTTATCCTTCGGGAATACTTTCTGAGCCTCGTAATCCCCAAAGGCTTTAACGTTTAAAGGGGTATCCAAGCTAAACCCCGGCGTTGCTTTAACTGTTTCCACTGGTACAGGTGCTGCCATTTGTGTAGCCTGTTGCTGTAAACCGCTCATTAGCCCTTGTAAACCAAATTGCATTTGGCCGCGCAATTGATCAGCTTGTTTAGTTTTGGTATTAGGCTGGACAACAGGCGTAGGGGCAACGGGCTTAGGGGCAACGGGTTTGATGACAATCGGTCTAGTACCCCCAATTTCACACAATCCTGTAGTGAGGTTTCGCACTTGACCTTCGGGACACTCTTCCTCTGCTTTGTCCTCATCTGGCACACATAGCCCAGTAACGGGGTCTTCGTGAAAACCCTCCGCACAGCCTTCTGGTTCTGGTTCAGGCTCTTCATCATCATCGGGAACACACAAGCCAGTTACCGGGTCTTCATGGAAGCCTTCACCACATCCTTCAGGCTCTGGTTCTGGCTCTTCATCATCATTTGTACCGCCAATGTAATCGGGAATGTCGATTGGATCAGGATCGGGGCCACCAATGTAATCAGGGATGTCAATGGGGTCGAAATCAGTATTAACGTCGGCAACATCCCCCCACGAGTTAACGTCTGTCAAAGGCAGGTCGGATAAGACGCCGGAATTATCAGCCTTGTCCGAACCAAGCATCCCGCTTTCCAAAAGCATATCAGGTACGCCTGTGTAATAGTCATCGTCAGGCCGGGTGTAAATTTCCTCTGTCGGGAGTGAGCCACCAATGTAATCAGGTATGTCAGCGTAGGGGGTGTTGTTTCCAAGCTCCGCGTTCTCAGTTAGAGTTGCTTCAATGTCGTCTAACGTAGTGTTGCCATAGTCGACAGGCGGGACATAAGTGTCCTCTGGCGGGGCGTAGTAGTCATCATCGGGCCTAGTCAGTATGCCGGTGTCGCCTGTGTAGCTAGGGATGTCAATAGAATCTGTATCTGTAACACCTGTTACGACGTCTTCACCTGTAACACCTGTTACTGTGTCTGTGATAACTACATCTCCAACCTCTGCTGTGTCATCGACATCAACCAAGTTTCCTGCGTCAGTAAGTGCAGTGTTGGTGTCTGGGTCTATTGCAACAATTATTGCTGTGGCTGGGGTAGTGGCGATTGTGGAATCATCACTTAGCCTATCTGCTGAATCGTCTGCGGCTGTAACACCTGTTACTCGCTCAGCTTCTAGCCTTTCCGCTTCCAACCGGGCGGCCTCTTTTTCGGTTTCTGCGGCATCGCCTGCAATTGGACTATCCACTACAGGCGTTGTTTCTGTTAACCCTGCTTCGGTTAAATTGGCAATGGTTTCATCAGTCGTGTCACCTGTGTTTTGTAAGCCATTGTCTGCCAAGGTAGATTCAATGTCATCTAGCGTTGCGGCGGGTGCTGTATCTTCAGGGGCTGGGGGGGCGGCAGGAGAAGATGTCTCCACATCAAGAATACTTGTACCGGGTTGTCCCATATCAAGGGCGGGGTCTTCCTCTTCAATAGCTTTTAAATCGGGGACTAGCCCTGTTGCTGTACCGACGTAACCCGTAATAGCTTTTTTACCCTCCGCAAGAGCAGCAACTAAAGCCGCATCAGTAATGTCTTTACCCGTTAGCGACGCTGTAATAGCCGCTCTGGCTACACTTTGTGCTTCTTTGGGGAGGTTACTAAGTTCCGGAATCTCGCCAATGACGCCATTTACTGCGGTGCCTATTGCTGCGCCAGCTAACGCGCTGAGTGGGCTTCCTCCCGTAACTGTTGCGGTAACCGCACCGCTAACTCCTTGTGCTATTCCTGACTTAACAATGTTTGGCAATACATCTGTGGGTATATCTTTAAGTGCTTTGGTTACATCACTGGAGATACTAGAGCCAACAAGACTTAACCCCGTGGATATGGCCGCGTTTTGTATTGCCTTGCCTACATCACCGCCATTTTTGGCAGTTTCAATGATGGTGTTTCCTACCATCTGAGCAAGGGTAGGATTGGTAATCCCAAGCGCATTACCGATGGTGGCACCGGGGGAAGTAAGAACACCGGATATGGTAAAACTAGACCCCGTACCAGCAGCCGCTGAAGTAGCTAATTCACCGGCAAGGGTTGTGGCTGCTGCGGCCTCTCCTCCTACCAGAGCGCCAGCGGCAACTAATTCAGAACCAGCAGAGGAAAGGACTGTAGAAGACAACCCACCGGCCAAATCAGCAACGCCTAAACCTTCTAAGGCCGTAGCAGTAGAAGCAGCCCCTGCGGTGCTAACTAACTCGGCAATAACACCCGCACCAAGTACCGCAGCGCCAAACACAAGCAGGGCTTTTTGAAACGCTGTGTCTGGTTCCCAGTTCCAATACTTTGGCTCCCCCAGCGGAACCATCTTGCCGTTTTGTTCTATGTACTTGACATTGGCGTGTTTATCCGAGCCGGGTGTCCCAAGCATTGCGCTAAGGTCACCGCTGACTTCGTAGTAGGCTACGGGAATCGGAGCTTTATAAGCATAGGTTGTTCCGCCCTCTGCGCCCTCAGATGCAATCCATCCGCCCGGATCAGCAGGGTGGTAGGTAATCCCGCCCCCTGCGCCACTGGGGGTCCACACTCTACCGTTGGCAAGTGTTAACGATACTGAGCCTGCCGGGACATTGTTGTATTGCAGTTTGCCTGCAATTGCGTCATTAAATTGCTTTGCGTCAATTTCCCAAGGACTGGTTGGCGCGGCAGACGCAGGTGCTACGGGCGGTGTAACAGGTTCCGGAGTAAAGTCAGTAAATCTTTCGGGATCAACACTATCCCTATAGGGGCCGTCATCTACAAAAGCGGTAGGAGTGGGAGTTTCCCTAGGGGCAGGAGCAGGAGCGGGGGCAACAGGGGCGGGAGCAGGGGCGGGAGCATTTTTAGCCGCATCCAGCGCGTTTTTAGCTGCCGAGTAATTAGCGTATGCCGGACCGTAGTCCTCGCCTGAAGCGGAATTAAACGCTTGAAGGGCAGCGTTGTAGTTTGCTTGTGCTTCTGCAATGTTCATGGTTGTATCCTACACCGCAGTCTTTATTCGAAGCACTTGGCTAGTGCTTGTTGCGCCAGTGGTGGTGTCTCTGTACACATCCCCGATTCGCAAATTGGCAAAGTCAGCGTCTGTGGGCAAGCTGGGGTCTGTGCCAGACGTAGGGAAGAAACTCAAACCCGATACTACAGTGGTTCCGTTGATCTGTGTAGAACCTGCCATCGGCCCTGCGTTGTCCAGTTGGTTGAAGTACAGACGCAACAAACTCAACAGTTGGTTCATGTAAACAGGGTCGTACTCCTGTGGGGGGCTAGGTAGCCGGGGGGCTACTACGTTCTTTTGTGCCATTACCCGCCTCGTCTGCCGTCTTGACGGATGTCGATTCTTGGAGCGCCCATCTGCCACTGTGTGCCAAGGGTGCTTGAACTGATCTTCATAGCCATCTGCCTTGCCCTGACCCGGATGTTCAACTGCCCGTTGTAGGTGTCCAGATCAATGGGGTAGGTCTGGGTGGCTGTGACTGTTCCTTCTGCGCTGCTGCTGTCGCCACCGACTGATTTTGGGTTGTTAAACCCAGAGCCAGAGTTCTGCAAAGGCAAAAGCTGCATGGTCAGGCTGGGTGTTGCTCCGTCTGTGGAGCCGTTGAAGGTCAGGTCAGGCAGCATCCTCCAGACAAACGCAAAGTTGTGGCCGTCGCCAATGTCAAACTGAGATGAGGTGATGAATGCGGTAATTGGCGCAAGGGTAGCGGCTACGCCATCGTCCACACCTAGTTCATGGCTGACAAGGTTGTTGCTGTAGGTAGCTGCAATTGGGTAGTCTTGAAGGCCACTGTCCAGCCATGCAGTACGTGCCATAGAGCCGTAATACCAGATGTTTTCTACGTAGTTGTAGATCACATAGCTGTCGTTGGTTGTAGAACCATTACTGGGGTAGAACCACCACACCTCATTAAAACCTTCATTGGTGGATGCGTAAACCTGTGAAAACTGTACCCGGTCAATGTCGTTGTAGACGTACCGAAGTAAGTCACAGGGAAGGGCTTGGAGCCGTCCATCGTACTTGTAGAACTTGTCTACACCCATCCAGTAAATGACCCCCGCCGCCAGAGTCACCGCATTGGGACCAGCAAGCGAGGTGTTGTCGCCAAGTAGCTGTGATCCCCAAACATAAGGTGGGCCAAGGTACTGGAGTGAATACAGCGCAGAATCCGTAAAGATCACAATCTCTTGTTTGCTTTGGATGGCAGTGACAATGGTAGAGCCGTGGGACAGGGTAATACTGCCCGACTGATTGGTGATGGAAGGCGTCCACATAGACGGGTCTTCTTGGTCTGACCACCGAACCAGCATTGGGTTTACCGCAGAAGAACCGATATCATTTGTCCCAAGACAGATTACAAACCTGCTGGCATCGGAAACAAGGAAGAAGATTTGACTTAACGGGACATTGCTTGCGGATGGCAACGCCGACAACAAAACACCGCGTTGAGATATTTTGTGTGTGCCAGACTGACTGCCCGAAGTGATGATGAGCGCCCCTGTGGGGGTTAGCGACAGGTTAAAGGTGGTAGCCGATACATACCGGGTGTAGTAGATTGTGCCTACCAGCAGACCTGTGGGCAATGCATCAGAAGTTTCAAAGACGATTGGGGTCAGATCAGGCAGATTCAGTGTGGTGGTGACAACGCATGGGTTAGCAATCGTCATGGTGACGGTGGGCGCTACGTAGCCGATAGTGGCATCCCAGTAGTACAGAGGCCCACCCCTTGGGCCATACAACAGGTCTTCACCAAAGTTAAATTGATTCCAAATCCGCAGAGCTTCCGCAGAACTCGCACTGTTGCCCCAAGTGCCAGAAGCCCAAGGCCCAGAACCCCATCCAGCCAACGGCGAAGCGTAGCTTGGGCCGGGGTTAACTTGGTACACAGCATAGACCGTCCCGCCGCCTGTAGTCGTGGATGTTGCAGCGGATGTAAACGTGATGGTGTAGGTGGAACCGGCTGAGTACGTTATCTGAAACTCTCCCAGTATGGTCAGGCCACCCACCGCCGTGCCGCCTGTAAACGTCACATAGCCGTTGTTGATGTAGCCGCCAGTAGCGTCTGTGACTGTGACCGTAGCGGAGCCGTTAACTGTGGCAAACGGGTTGGTCAGTGTATGGACGGTCTGGGTGGGCGTGATGTCGTAATACGCACCGCCGTTTTCAAGATAGAACTTGAGGTGTGTGCCAACCCCAATGAGGTTTTGATAGCCCAGCGTGACCCAGTTCCAAAGGGAGCGGCAAACACCTAAGAATGTGTAGGCGGAGATGCGTAACCAGCCGCCTATCTTTTCAGGTGTGCCTTGCCGAAACCGGACGTTATCCGACTCGTAAAACCCGCCCTCAGTGCTGTAACGGGTTCCTTCCCTGTTTACACCGGGCTTGAGTTGAATTTTCTGTAACGGCATGGCTCATTTTCCCACGAATCAGGCAAATGGTCGAGTGCCTGCTTTGTCAATGATAAGCGCCTGTCGGCGTGGAAGTGCTGCTGCGGTGTTGGGGATGCTGATGTGCGTCCAAGCGTCAAACTCACGGATGATCTGGTCAAAGTACAGCCCGTGGCCCATGATAGCGCGTACAACTTGGTCAGGGGTCATTCCGGGTACACGGATGTCAGCAGCGCAGCCTAGCCGGTGCTGGCTGGTGTCTTTACTGCCCACCGAGTCATTGACCTGCTTAGACCTGAAGGCTGAGTTCACCATGATTGGCTTGCCGTCGAGCTTGGCCTTCACCAACTCCAGAAACTGCGCCAGCCGGGTCAGGTTGGCAATCTCGTCGGCGTTGGGGGTGTTGTCAAACTGCCGGTGGCTTGTCGTCGTCAGTTCTTCAAGCGTGAAGTGGGGCGTGAGGTTCACCGCATCTCCTTTGCCATCTCAGCCATTTTGTCGGTCTTGTCTTGGCTCGACTTGCTTGTACCGTAGAAGAAGTTCATGAACGTGGCGACGATTGTGCCCAGCAGGAACCCAAGGATGGTGTCGGCAAAGCGGACGTTCTGCTCTGGGATGGTGGCGAAGGTGATGAAGCCGATGTAAACAACAGCGCACACTGACCAGAAGGCAGCAAAGTAGTAGATGAACCGCTTGGAGAACACATCCGACTGGGCTAAAGCGGCAGTCTGCATATCCCGCGCTCCCTTGACGTTCTCAAGGTGCAGCTTGGCGTACTCAAGGTCTAGTTCCCGCAGCTTTTCTTCTGCCTTGGGGTCACCGGCAATAGCCTGTGCTACAGCAGCCACAGAGTCCTCGACGCCAAACTTCTTGGCAATCATCGACACCGCCGCGCCACCAAGGGGGCCAGCTACCGCAGTAGCAATGGCAGGGGCAAAGCCTTTGAGTAGGCTAAATAGTTGATCCATTATTTCTCCAACAAAAATGACAGGTTTGCATGACGGGGGTATTGAACAACACGTTCCCCCTCTGGACATTTGTACTTAATGGTTGCTAACAGCGTTGCTGTACCCGGCGCAATCTTCTCTTTTTTTACCATAGTGAGTTGATAGGTAAACGTATCAATCTCTGGTCCCGCTGGACCGCTAAACTTGCTTGCTGTGGTGATTGCCTCATGCACCATGCCCGATGCGTCACGGATGCTGGGGGTAAAACTCTCAACCGAGCAGTCGTCGCGCTTTTTAATCCGCGCCACGGTGACTGTGATCGGCTGTCCAGAGGCGGCTGTGATTTTAAAATGCTCTGGCGACCACTCAAGGATAGCCCGGTCAAACCAACCAAACTTGTCGGCAAGCGTGTAACCGCCCCCAATTGCCGCGATGCTTGCGGCAACTGCTCCAATGGTTTTTGTGAGGTCAATCACTGTCAGTACCCTGACTTAGCCCTAGCCTCTACCTCGTAGGGGCTGTTGATGTAGCCGTAGCGCAGTAGGTAGTAGAAAATCTTCACCGTCCATCTGATAGCCCCGTCCCGCTCGATCTGCTCACAATGCACAGCCTCATGCGCTGCCAGAGGCAAGTTGTCCTCCTGTCCGGGTCTGCAGTAGACGGTCTTCCACGGCATAGTGACTGCCAACGAGTTGCTGGCTTTCAAGAAAAGCAGAACGGGGAACGGGGCGGGTTTCATTAGTCGTTAAGGCCGGGTTTTGGCACTTCCACTTGCGCTTCTGCTTGCTCTTTGATCTTGACGATCAGGGGCCACACGCCGCTGGAGGAGGGTAGCTGCCCAAGCGTTTGCAGGACAAAGTTGATTTCGTTTACGTCGAGGTCTAGGGTCATGCTTGGCTCCAAGGAAGGGGTGTGTTGGCAGGGCTGACGGGTGGGGTGATCATTGAGTCGATCTGGCCCTGTACGCAGGCTTGTGCGCTGGTGATAGCCGACTCAGGAATCCAGCCGATGACCACTGCTTCGGTCAGTTGGTCGTAGGGAATGAACGGTGTGGCTTGCTGGGAGTCAAACTGCGTGTTGCCGCCGATGCTGGCGGTGTTGGAGCCGTCTACACCTGTGACTTGCCAGATTGCGTTGACGACGTACCCCGGATCGGGAGTGTCGAGCGTGTACATGGATGTGATGGTGGTGGTAAATTGAGTCATGGTTTTTCCTTTTAAATTCTGGCAAATTTGCCGTGGTACAAATCTCGCGCCTCTGATGCTACCAAGGCTGCAAGTTCTAAATCTTCAAAATAGCCAAGAAACTTGCGTTTCTTATTTGCGTTTACATAGGCTTGCCACTTACCCCAGACCTTGCTCCATGAAACTCCACGATGCCCAGAAGTGTTGCGCCCATGAGTAGTTGAGTTGTAGCAGTTCTGTTGCTGTGTGGCTTCACGCAAGTTTTCAATGCAATTGTTGGCAGGGTTTCCGTCAATGTGGTCAATGGTGTCGGGCAGGTAGCCGTGGTGCATCAGGAATATGATGCGATGCTCTTGATACCGCTTGTTCTTGACAGACAGTTTGCGATAACCGTTATTGTCAACATAGCCAGCCCTGTCGCCAGCAAACGTATTTTGAGAAGGGCGCTGTCTGTAAAACAGCGCACCATCACGGTACTCAAACAGGTCAAAGGCTTGTTGTTGAGTAATCATCATGCCACCATCAAAGCGCCAGCAACCACATACAAGCCGCCCGATGGCAGGCCAACAGAGGAAGTTGGAAGACTTGGAATAACGACAGTTGTACCGTTGTGGTAAATGCGGGGGTTGCCGTCACCGTCACTTAGGACAAGGTAATTTGACAATGTGCGAATGTCTAGGCCACCTTGGTTGCCATCGTAGCCGCCAAGGATGGTGTTTTTAGCGCCAGTGGTAATAGCATTACCAGAACCATAACCAACAGCAGTGTTGTTGGAGGCTGTGGTGTTGGACTTCAACGCAAGAGCGCCAATTGCAGTGTTGTAGTTTCCGGTTGTGTTGGCTGATGCAGCGCCCCCACCAAAAGCAGCGTTGCGTTCTCCAGTTGTGTTTGAAACAAGTGCGCCCCCCGCTACTGCGGTAACACCCGAACCAAATGCAGCATTATCACTGGCAGTGTTTGCGTACAAAGCGCCTGTACCAAATGCAGCGTTGTTGCTGCCAGTTTGGTTTGAATACAGCGCCTGATAGCCAAAAACCTGATTGGATGCCCCTGTCGTATTACTATACCCCGCCTGATACCCTACAGCGGTGTTGTTGGAGGCGGTGGTGTTGGAGTTAAGGGCTGTTTGACCAAATGCTGTGTTATATGATCCAGTAGTGTTAGAAACTAAAGCAGACTGGCCCACGGCACTGTTGTTACCACCCGTTGTATTGGCATATAAAGCGGCTCGTCCAACCGCAACAACGCCTGAACCACTGGTATTAGAGTACCCAGAAATGGTTCCTACAAAGACG